AGTAATAAGAGTAGGTGATTTTCATTTAGGACATTTCTGTCTTGGTACAGGTGCTGGATTTCATGCAACTCCATTTATTACAGGTTCTACAAGTGTATTAACAAATGGTAGATATACATGCACAATGGGTAGTGTTACAGTATGTGGTGATAAAGCTATTACTGGTGCAGGTTCTGTATTTGTAAATGGTAAACCTATCCTTCGTATGGGAGACGGCACATCTGGACATGCTTGTACTGAGGCAATCGTAACTGAAACCGTGGTAGATGGTGTTACAGCAACAACAACAGATTTAACATGTAAAATAGATGGTGGATATTTTCACCCCACATTTGCAGCTATGGGTTCTGGTAGTGTTCATGCATAGAGGTATATAATGGCAGTAAATGAATTTGGTGTAGATGTAACAAAAGAAACAAGTACTGACCCCACAAAAGAAATAGATGTTTCAGCAGAGATTGTAGAGGCAGGTGAAAATACAACTGTTAAAGTTACAATAACAAAACCAAAAGAAGCATTAGGAACTAGTCAAGATATAACAACAGTACTAAATATTGATAATACTCAGCAAGGTATTGACCCAGACACATTTTTTGCTGACCAGTTAGATGACTTTGAATATTTTGAAAGAGACTATATAGAAAATAATCCTGGTACAGTAAGTGGTGTATTCATATCTTATGTAGGTGGATTTTTTGATGATACAACAGGTGATTCAACAATACAAAATGGAACAGCAATAGAGAACTACTAATGGCATTAACAAAAAGAAGTAATAAAGGTTCAGCATTAACTCATGATGAAATGGATGCTAACTTCACACATTTGGGTGGTGATGGTTCGTATGTTATGCCTACAACTGATGGTGATAGTGGACAAGTTATGTCTACAAATGGTAGTGGTCAAGTTTCATTTACAACATTAACAGGCGTAACTGCTACAATTGCAAATGCATATCCTGTAGGTTCAATTTATATGAATTGTAGTAATGCAACAAATCCAGGTACACTATTAGGATTTGGAACATGGGCAACTTTTGGTGCAGGTCGTGTTCTTGTAGGTATTGATTCTTCAGATACAGACTTTGATGGTGCAGAAGAAACAGGTGGGTCTAAAACTCATACATTAACAACTGCTGAATTACCTTCACATAGACATCAAACAGGTTCTAGGGATTCAACAGCAGGATTTGGTGGTGCAGCTGGTAATGTAGAGTTTGTTGCAGACGCTGGCACAGGAATAGGTAATGCAGTTAATACAAGTTTCACAGGTAGTGGAGACGCTCACAATAATGTTCAACCATATATTGTTGTCTATATGTGGAAAAGAACAGCCTAGTCTGTATAAATAGTTAGCGTTATGCCAAAATGGGACGCTACAAATACAAACGAATCTAATAGAACTAGTAGGACTTTTAAAGACCTAGACTTAGACTTTGGTTTAAATTCAGTAACTAAGGATGTAAATAAACTTACAGACGCTGAAGCTATTAAGAGAAGTGTACGAAACTTAATTAATACTAATAATTATGAAAGACCATTTAGGCCAGAGATTGGTTCTGGTATCAGAGGTTTATTATTTGAACCTATGACAGAATTAACATCACATTTTATGCAACTTAAAATTGCAGAGATATTAAATGAATATGAACCTAGAATATCTTTAAGTGATATTAAAATAAGGTCAAATCCAGATTTAAATTCATATTCTTGTAGTATTCATTTTACAATAATAGGTTCACAAGAACCGGTAGTAGTAGACACATTTTTAGAGAGATTAAGATAATATGGCAAATGCAATTAGTAATAGACTAGATGTTTCTGAATTAGACTATGATGGTATAAGAAACAATCTAAAAACATTTTTACAAAATCAGGCAGAATTTTCAGACTATGATTTTGAAGGTTCAGGTATGTCGGTATTGTTAGACTTGTTAGCATACAATACACATTACCTATCATATAACGCTAACATGTTATCAAATGAATTATATCTTGATAGTGCAGACATTCGTAAAAATGTTGTTTCATTAGCAAGACAGTTAGGTTATACGCCTACATCAGTTACATCACCAATGGCAACAATTGATATAACTGTTAATAATGTTCCTACAACTGTTGCCTCAATTACAATGATAAAAGGAACTACATTTACAACTCAAATAAATCGAGTAACTTATAATTTTTTGACAAATGAAGATATAACGACTACACCTACTGATGGTGTTTATAAATTTTCAAATGTAAAAATCTATGAAGGCACATCTGTATCATATTCTTATACAGTAGATTCTTCAGATGTAGACCAAAAATTTATTTTATCAAGTAATTTGGCAGATACTACAACATTAAAAGTTAAAGTACAAAACTCATCAAGTGATACTACAACAAATACATATACTAAATCTCAAACACTAACAGAGTTAGATTCAACATCAAAAGTTTATTTTTTACAAGAATGTGATGATGGTAAAAATGAAGTTTATTTTGGTGATGGTGTTTTAGGCAAATCACTTACAGATGGTAACATTATAACTTTAGAATATATTGTAACGAACAAAGAAGTTAGTAATGGGTCTTCATCATTTGTTTTAGGTGGAACAGTAGGTGGATTTACAGATGTTAGTATTTCAACTGTATCTGTTGCACAAGGTGGAAGTGTTGCACAATCAAATAACTCAATTAGATTTAATGCTCCTTTACAATATCAATCACAAAATAGAGCAGTTACAGTTAAAGACTATGAAACTTTAACACAAACTTTTTATCCTAATGCAGAATCAATAAGTGCATATGGTGGAGAGGATGCTGAGACACCTGTTTATGGTACAGTATATATTGGTGTTGTTCCTAAATCAGGTTCAACTTTAACAGAGGCAACAAAACAAAATATTGTAGATAACTTAAAAAAATATAATGTTGCTTCAGTAACACCTGTAATTGTAACACCCGAAACAACATCTATACTTTTAACATCTAATGTTAAGTATGATGAAAATGCAACAACTAAAACAGGTGATACAATAAGGTCAAATGTTATAACTTCAATTACAAATTATAGCTCTACTAATTTACAAAAATTTGAAGGTCTATTTAGATATTCACAATTAGTGCAAGATATAGATGATACAGATACATCTATCTTATCAAATATAACAACTTTAAAAATTAGAAAAGATTTTACACCTACAATATCTAGTGCAATAACATATCAAGTTTATTTTAGAAATGCATTATACAATCCTCATTCAGGCCATAATACAAGTGGTGGTGGTATTTTAGAATCATCAGGATTTAAAATATCAGGTAATGATAATGAAATGTTTTTAAATGATGACGGTCAAGGAAATGTTAGAATGTATTATTTAGTAAGTGGTGTTAATACTTATGAAAATAATACACAAGGCACAATTAATTATACAACAGGACAAATTACTTTAACATCATTAAATGTTGCTTCAATATCAAATATTAGAGGTAGTGCTTCAACTGTTATAGAACTTACAGTTAAACCAAATTCAAATGATGTTATACCAGTAAGAGACCAAATATTACAAATAGATGTTGCTAATTCACAAGTAGTAGTAGAGACAGATTCTTTTGCAAGTGGTACATCAGATGGTGGAACAACTTATACAACCACATCTAGTTACTAATGGCAAAATTTAATAATAAATTATCTACAATAATAAAACATCAGGCACCTGATTTTGTTTTAGATGAACACCCTCGATTTTTAGAATTTATAAAACAATATTATACATTCATGGAATCGGCAGAAATTTCTGTAACAAGTGTTGAAACAACTGATGGTGTACTATTAGAAAGTGAAACAGATTTACATCCAAATAAATTAATATTAGACGCTTCTCATATTTCATCAGGCAATACACAAGAAGGTTCTGGTGATAAAGTATTACAAGAATCATCATCTTATGGTAAATTTGAAAAAGGTGAAACCATAACAGGTTCTACATCAGGTGCAACAGCAACTGTTCTTGTAGAAGATTTAAGTAATGATAAACTTTTTATTTCAGCACAAGATAAATTTGTAGATGGTGAAACTATTGTAGGTGCAACATCAACAGCAAGTGCAACACTAGACAATTATAGACCTAATCCTGTTCAGAATATTCAACAACTTACAAACTTCAGAGACCCAGATAAAGTTTTATCAAACTTCTTAACAAAATTTAGAAATGAATTTATGGCAACATTGCCTGAAAAATTAGATGATAATATTAATAAAAGAAATTTAATAAAAAATATTCGTTCAGTTTATCTTGCAAAAGGTACAGCAAAAGCAAATGAAGTATTTTTCAAAATGTTATTTAATGAAAACTCTGAAACAATTTATCCTAGAGAAAATATGCTTAGAGTATCAGACGGAAAGTTTGATAGTAAAAAAATATTAAGAGCAGTATCAACAGTAGGAACACCAACAGATTTAATTGGTAGAACAATTACAGGTGTTACAT